TGCAGGCCCTGAATTGCAGTCTCAGGATTTGAACCTGAAATGTCACGGCTTATGGGGCCGGATAGTCACCTCTTCTCTGACTGCTATGTCCGCGATGCGCTAAACGAGCACGACAAGCAAAGTTTGCGGTAAAATAATCAGATGGCTACATACGATTTTTACTGTCCCGAGTGCGACGACGTTATTGAAGTTGTCTATGGAATGAACGAAGAACAACCTGAAGTTATCTGTGAGGTATGTGGTAAACCTCGTCGAAAGAAGTTCACCTCTCCCCCTTTGAACATCAAGGGTGAGTTCGGTGGCGCTGATAAATACATTATGTGAGATAGGGTAAGACAATGACACAAAAGAAAAAAGACGAAGAAGTTGAGTGGATTCCGCTCGAACGCATGGACACACCACTAATATCAGACATTCCAATTGATGAGTTGACTCAAGCACTGGTAGAGCCATTTGACTACAGCGCTGAACATGCGGAAGTTTTTTATCCGTATAAGTTACCTACCGACTTTCCTACGGACTTCGGGGTTGGGATTATTGTCGGGGCTTCGGGGACGGGGAAGTCAACTCTCCTTAGTGAGTTCGGTGAGCCTGTGTTCCCTAAATGGGAGCCAGACACGACAATTGCATCGCACTTTGCAGACCCCGCTGATGCTAATGAACGTCTCTCGGCTGCTGGGCTGATGTCCGTTCCCGATTGGGTAAAGCCATTCTCTGTGTTATCTAACGGTCAGAAGTTTCGCGCTAACCTTGCTCGTCAACTAATCAATAACGCGGTGATTGACGAATATACATCCGTCGTAGACCGCAACGTAGCCAAGGCTGCTTCTTCTGGTCTAGCACGATATGTACGAAAGAACGGAGTGCGCGGAATTGTCCTCGCAACGGTTCACCGTGACATCATCGAATATCTGGAACCAGACTGGATTATCGACACGGACCGTGGCTTATGGACTTCCGGGAGGTGGCTTCATCGACCAGACTTGGTATTTAAAGTACAGCCGTGCGACAGGGCGCTTTGGGCGCACTTCTCTCACTATCACTATCTCTCCGAGTCGCTCAACCCAAGCGCACGGTGCTACATGGCAACATGGGAAGGACAACTCGTAGGATTTGTTGCTACGATGTCATATCCATCTGGCTCTGTTCAGAATGCTTTCCGTGAGCACCGCTTAGTGATTCATCCTGACTATCAGGGTCTTGGTATTGGTCCGCGTCTATCTGAGGCGATTGCTCAGGTGTATATTGATAACGGTAAGCGCTACTTCTCTAAGACGTCGCACCCTCGACTGGGTGAGTATCGTGACCAGTCCAAGAAGTGGAAGGGAACTTCCAAGAACCATATGAAGCGCAAAGACGGACAAAACCTTGACGGGGCGCAACGATGGGCTATTGACCCAAAGCGTTGGTCCTACTCGCACGAATACATTGGAGAGACAGACACATGATTGTAGTGTCCCTAACAAAAGACGAAGTACGAAACTGTACCGACCTTGCAGTAAACCGCTGGCTGATGAAGTTTGGAAGCGAAGACCGACCCAACTATGCCCAAGGAAAGAAAGATGGAAAGTTGGAGTCAGAACTGATTGCCAACATCAGGACAATCGTTGCCGAGTGGGCAGTAGCCGTAGTTTCGGGATTATCATGGAATGTTCCGTTCTACCCAAACAGTATGCACGCTAAGCGCAAGAACATCGCTGACGTCGGACAAAATGTTGAAGTTCGAACTGTCCGAACTCAAGACGGCATTCCCGTGTGGAAGAAAGACGCTGGGAAATATATTGCTGGTGCCCGCGTGGTAGACGTCGAGTATTTTACCGAAGTTGAGGTTTGGGGCTGGGTGAAAGCCGACGATGTCATTGGTAACAATGTATACTGGGATGACTACATTCAAGGTTGGCGATTTCCGCTCGACCGTATGACACCATTTTCTGGGCAGTGAGATAAATGAAATACGAACCGTCACCAACTACTCTTGCTAGGAATATGGAAACTAAGCATATTCTTACTCTCCCTGAGACGGGAGAAGAGTTCAACCGCTGGTCTGCATTCAACCCATCAATTGCTCTGGCTGGCGACGGCAGTGGCTACTGGATGACAATGCGGTCAAGTAACTATATTCTTAGTGAACCCCGTCCTCGAGTAGACATAACTATTGGTGATTTTGTTGAGACTCGTGTGTGGCTTGCAAAGATGTCAGATGATGCGTGGAATATGGAGTCGTATGCTCGCGTAGATGTTCAGGCTGACCCGCCTCTTAAGCGTGGTGCCGAAGACCCTCGGCTGTATTGGCGTGACGGTGGATTTGAAATGATTGCCACTGTTCTAGACGCTCCGCATGTTAAAGGTGGAGTTGGTCGAATGACTCGTCTCTCTTTGGACCACCACAACTATACGGCTCAACTTCTTGAAGTATACCCTGCTCCGCCTAATCGACAACTTCGAGTGGAAAAAAACTGGATGCGAACAGTTGATGGTAGTGGCAATTTTGATTTTATCTACGGACCTAACTCTGTAGTGCAAGGAAAAAAGTTTAAATCAGTTGGCAATACTGATGGTCTGCCTCCACTGAGAGGGGGGACTCAACTTCTTACAATGGGCGATGAGACATATATCGCTCTAGCACATGTTACGCACGAGGTACGACTCAAGACTCCTGTATACAGTGCCAATAAGTTTTCTGTTGTGTATCCAACGACTCGTTACTATGTACATCGTTTTGTAAAATATAATATTGACGGTAAAATAATTGGATGGTCAGATGAGTTTAGACTAGGCTCCTACCCAATTGAATACGCTGCTGGTATGGTTCAAGTAGGTGACCACTTTATTATTTCATATGGGGTGGAAGACAAGTCATCATGCCTGGCTCGAATTCCTGTTTCAGACGTACTGGAGAACATTTGTGACATCACCTAAAGACTACGAGTTGCGTGCAATTCAAGGTCGCACCGCAAACGAGTTTCAGATGGTCGGTCACTACCTCCACCGCAAAGCGCAAGCAATGTTCGCCTACGGAATGTTCGACGGTGACGAAATGATTGGCTGTGTCATCTTTGGAAAGCCCGCGTCCCGTGCGTTGTGCGTTGGACTATGCGGTGTCGAAGAGGCAGTGAATGTGTTGGAGTTGACTCGTCTGTGGATTAAAGACGGAACGCCCAAGAACACGGAGTCTCGCCTAATTGGATTCGGACTTCGCTCGCTCCCACGTGAGTACGACATTATTGTCTCTTACGCCGAGATTGGTGCGGGACATATCGGAGTTGTCTATCAAGCAACCAACTGGATATACACAGGAATGTCAGACAAGCACGTCGAGTGGCACATTGATGGACAGCCTGCGAAACACACTCGGCACCTATTCGACGAGTTTGGTGGCGTCAACGGTGCAAAGGAGCACTTTGGCGCTCGCATGACTCGTGCAGAACGTCCCCGCAAGCACCGATATGTGATGTTACGTGGGTCGAAGGCGCGACGAAAAGAGTTACAGAGTAAGTTACGATACAAAGTTTTGCCATATCCTAAGGCAACTGATACAATCGAAGCATGATAAAAGACATTTGGGCACAACTTGCTGGAGCACCTCTTCGTGTGAAAGTAGTTATTGCTCTCGGTGTTCTTTATCTGGCTAATCCCATTGACCTCATCCCCGACTTTATACCTGTCTTAGGACAGATGGACGACGCACTTGTGATTACCTTAGTTATTCGATATATCAACAAGCATGTACCAGACTTTAAATGGGAAGGACTGAACCGTGGAAAAGACACCAAGTAAGCGTGAAGGTTACGTCAACCTCAAACTAGACGAGATGGACGACACTCAAGAGATGGTCGTCAACATGTTCATCCACGAAGGTGAAATGCGTGAACAGGATGCTGTGTGGGACTTGCTCGTCAAGAATACCCCTCCTGTTGAGAATGATAGTGAATTCATTCATGGGTATAGAGCAGGTTATGCATATGCCATGCACGTTATTAGTGAGCGAATTCACAGTCCCGAGGAGCCTGAGCCTGAGCACTCCGTCGAAGAAGAAATTGAAGAGTTCGACATTACAGATGTGGACGACCCAGAATGAGTCTATTTGTAGAAACTGCATCTGGAAGTTCGTATCAGTTTCTCGATGGAAAGATGCGTCGAATAAATGCCAAAGACATTTTGCGTCGAGACGCTGAGTGGGTTGAATTCTTTGGATTCTACGAAGAGCCCAAAATTAGTCAGCCTCTTATTGTACTTGTTGAAGACCCAGCAAAGAGCAAAGAACTCGCTAAGGTTAGGGTACACATGACAACTCCAGTGACGAAGATGTACGAGGAAGACTACATCTAGTGTCCTTTGACCCAGACCACAACTACTATCAAAACAACGTCCCCACTTCCCCTGGGCCATATACTCCGCGACAGATTAGCAATGCTTCAGACAAGAAAATTGACATTATGTACAAAGATGCCGACGGAATGAGCAACGGAGAACTAGGCGTCAAAGTTGTGTGGGCAGACGATGTTGCAATCTACCTTGAACGTGGGTCAGAAGGTGACTTCTTAGTTCCTTGGAATGATGTTTTGTTTATCAAGATTCAGGGGCTGGACTAGCAACTGCTGGTCGAGACGCACGGAAATGTGCGTCCGTAATCCACAATGACTTGTGGTGAGGGATGACCGCTCCAGTATGCGCGTGGATTTGATACCCCGCGTCATTGATTTTTTCAGCAAACATCAAGTCCTCTGACAGCCAAATGTTGTTTCCAATTGGACCATCTTGGAACCAGACCCAGTCTTCTCCGTGAGTCTCCGAGTGAAGTTCACGCAGGTGCTCGAGGACGCGACGGTGGATAAGTAAGCATCCCGTTCCTGCTGAGTAGACCTGAATAATCTTGTCTTCGGGGTAGTCATAGACGGGAGAAATGTTATCGTCCTTGTCGAAGTCAAAGATGCAGGGGTAAGGTTTTATTTCCGTCTGTGACGGAGACGAGAATACAAGTCCCGAAAGGATGGGAATGATGGTCTTGTCTGCACCCGCGAGCAGTTTCTCAAATGACGGAAGTGAGATGAACTGGTCAGAGTCAATCATCAACATCCAGTCGTCCTTCGTCTGCTCAAGAAAGTGCTTAACCATGAGGTTACGAGTCTTTGAAAGCAACCCAGTTCCCTGAATGCTATTGAACGAACCGATGGGATATGCGGGGTCACGGAAGATATCGAGCAGACTGACCATGAAATAGTTGTCTACGAGGCCGTTGGTTGCCCATGATACATGGATAGTTTCTTTTTCTTCAATCATGGGTCTATGTTATCAGATGTCTGATACAATTTGGGTATGGCAGATATAGATTCCACAGTCCCGAAGTACCGTATTGACTTCTATACAAATGATAACGGTGCCACATGGGAAGTTGAAGTGTATGCTGATGGAGAAGATGTTGTTTCATTGCGACGTCTATTTCTCCCATCCGCTGCAGATGATGCACTCGACCATGTCATCGACCTCTACGAAGAAGAGTACGAAGACTTGGAAGATGACGACGACGAAGACTAGTAGGAGTTTGTGTGATTCTCGATAAAGCAGAAGAACAAGAACTACTTACTTGGCTGAAGGATAGATTTGACGTGGACACTTCCGTAGAAGAAATTGAGATTTTTGGTATCTCATCCACTATCCTTCAGAAAATCGATGCTCTCATTGAAGTCTCTGACCGATTCTTTATGGATAGTAGCCAGACCAAAGCGCGACTGTCTGAGATTCGAGAGTACTTTTCTGCTTATCCTCGCGTAGTGTTAGAAGTTGACACGGCAGAAGAAGGTGGCAATATCGTCCAGAAAAGTGGGCGGCCCCTGTACAATTGGGTGCAAGCACCTAAGTTGAGTGAGGAAGACTAACCATGACCAAGCGTGAATTTGTAATCAACGATGCCGAGTGGGCTCAAGAACTTGAGCATGGACTCGAAGAATACATGATGGATTGCTGGACCTCTGTTGATGAAGGTTCAGACTTTGAGACCGTGTCAGGGGAACCGTTCTGCGGATGTGGAACATGCGAGTCGCGGGAACAGTTGTTCTACATGACTCCAAAAATTATCAAAGCATTCCAAGAAGGAAAGGTAGAACTGTGTTAGCCATAACTCTTCTTCTCATTTGTTGGGGTCTCGCTGCGATGGCAGTTGGTCTGCTTGCTTTCTTTATTGCTATTCTTCTGAACGAAGCGTGGCAAAAGATATCGCTCGCTGTAGAGCGTGAAGATGACTGAACTCATTAGCGCAGTACTCTTAATTGTGGGATTGCTTACTATCTCACTTGGCACACTCAAATATGTTCTCAATCGAGAGCGTGAAAAAGCAACAGTAGTTTTGCTGGACTTCATAATTAACAACCACAAACCTTCGAAGGACTAATCATGGTAGAGCCAACATCGATTCAATGGCAGGGGATATCTCTTGTCGTTGCTGGATTCATTATCGCTGTTGTACTTGCTCGTCTTATTCAAGTTCTGGTGGACATACGTCAAGCAAAGAAGATGCAGAAGCAGGAGAACCTTCAGCCACTGCTAGGAGTTGTTTCTCCGAACTTCGACAAGATTGTAGAAATGGCAAAGGAAGAAAAAGATGTCACAAAACGTAAACGGAAATGATGAGTTCCGCACGGTAGTACTTGAGTCGGATAAGCCTGTACTTGTTGACTTCTGGGCGGAGTGGTGCGGACCGTGCCGAGCCGTCGGCCCGATTGTCGACGCCATCGGGGAAGAGAACGAAGGGCTGTTGACCGTCAAGGTTGACATTGACTCTGCCGAAAACGCCGAACTGGCTGTCGAGTACGGCATTGCTTCCATCCCCGCGATGCGCGTCTTTGTTGGCGGAGAGATAAAGAAGTCAATTACGGGTGCAAAGCCCAAGCCTGCTCTTCTCGCTGACCTTGCGGAGTTCTTGGACTAGTGGAGTCTTTTGTTGCTAACTGCGACGCAACATCTTTACTGAAACGACTAGACAACGACTCAGTTCGTCTGGTGTGGACAGACCCACCATTTGGTACTGGAGACACACAAAAGATTGTATCTTCTGGGCTGTCCTACCGTGACGGTGGTGTCGGCGATGTCCTAGACCTATTTGACGAAATGATGCCAGAACTGTGGAGAGTGCTTACTGAAGATGGAACTATCGCAGTCTGTCTAGACTATCGAGCAATTCATCAAGTATATTGTGCAATGATTTCCTACGGATTTATTCCGCACGGAGAAATTATATGGACATTTGGATTAGGTAGAGGCGCATCCACCTGGTGGGCAAATAAACACAATACAGTTATCCTGTTTGGCAAGTCAGACAAAAGACCAGTATTCCAACAAGAATTTGTTCCAGTAGTCGAACGTAAGTCGCCCGGTAAAGGATACTATGGGCCAAAGAAAGTCTCCTCCGTGTGGGACATTACATTGTCGAATACCGCGCCTGAACGTGTAGGGTATCCAAATCAGAAACCTGAGTCGTTGATTGCGCCGTTTGTGGAGGTGCATACGTTTGTAGGTGATTTGGTAGTTGACCCGTTTGGTGGTTCTGGCTCCACTGCTGCCGTGGCACAACGATTGGGTCGTAGGTTTGCAACTGGAGACATAAATCCTGTCGCTGTAGACGTGATTAGAAATAGACTAGGGATATGAGTAAAGACGTAGACCCTATCGTCTTTGTGGCGGTACTTGCCAAGCAGAAAGAAATTGTTCTTCCATACTGGCTGGACTGCCTAGAAGCGCTGGACTATCCAAAGAAGCGGATGATTCTGTACGTGCGGTCAAACAACAATACAGACGCCACTGAAGCGGTTCTACGGGGCTGGATTGCCGAGCATGGTAAAGAATACCTAGCCGTATACGAGGTTTACGACGACGTCGACGTTCCCGTAGAAAAATACGATGTCCACGAATGGAACGAAGAACGCTTCTCCGTGTTGGCTAAGATACGTCAAGACAGCATTGAAAAGTCCATTGCGTTACAGGCTGACTACTACTTCGTATGTGACGTCGACAACTTCCTGCTTCCTCACACGCTTCGCTCTTTAGTCGGGTGGGGTGTCGGAGTCGTGTCGCCAATGCTGATGTACGCATACACAGAAGCAGAAGAACCACACCGCGAGTTCTACTCGAACTACCACAACGTCGTGACGCCGAACGGTTACTTTGAGAACAATGAAATGTACTGGAAGATTCTTTCACGGGAGATTCGCGGACTGCTCGACATCGACTTAGTACATTGCACGTATTTGGTGCATCGTGATGTCTTACCGTATGTGTCGTACATTGATGACAGTGGGCGCTACGAGTATGTCATCTTCTCAGATAGATTGCGCCAGTTGGGGATTGCACAATATCTAGACAACACTCGACCTTACGGAACTATTACTTTGGTCGAGAACGTCGAAGCATGTAAGAAGTATATGGATTTGCTGTCTGGCGCTGAAACCCAAAACGCCCCGCAATAGCGAGGCGCTTTGAGAGATGGTGACCACCTCCTATTTAGTAAGTTGGTGTGTCCTCATCTGTATCAGTTCTTTGGCGGGTGGCATAGGCAACTCCTTCGGTGGACTGAATGTAGCGCTCGCTACCCCTCTATTCTACCAACAATAAACGCCTCGGTCCTATGGGGGAAGGCGGACCGAAGCGCTATTGTGACGACGTCATTGTCGTTTGGTTAGAGTCTACTCGTTTTCTTCGCGCTTATCTTTCAACTTCTGCTTATACTCCTGAGCAAGATTCTGAACAGTACGGTTCTTGTAGTGGACGGTCTTGACTTGTTCGAGTTTGAACGACCGCCAGTTCTCTGAGTTTTTAGTTCCACCCCATACGTCAATCCACTCGGCACCTTTGTCGGTGATGACATGCTTTATGAAACGAAATCGTCCACGCTCACCCGTAATCTTGAGTTCTGTCCCCGGGTAGACCCACCGTCCATTGATTTGGATTTCAGTCTTTATCTCCCAAGCGTCATCAAGACGGGGTGTATCTATCTTTTTCTTTCGTGCCATAATGGACAGGATAGCACAGGGTTAGAGGGGTGTCTAGAGTGAGATGACTTTTTGCATGATATGGGTCACGGGGATAAGCCTGCCGATAGAAGCATTGCTATGGTCATTAGCAATTGGCTGATGAACTTCTCGGGGGTTGGTATCGCGGATTATCTGCTTGAGGTCTTCAGTCTTGATAAAGATAAGACCCCTACCAGCGGGACCAGCAAAGCACCAATAGTCAGCAGTAGTGACATTGATACCAGAGGGACGTTTATCACTCATGTTCGCTGCTCGATACTGCCACGTCTCGATATAGAAGTTGCCTGTATCCCAAGCACGGAAATCAGTCTTAACTTCAATCTTCATATTTACGAGGTCTTTAACAAGATTTTCTCCAGTAAGCCCTCGTGCAAAGTCAACGTCAAAGTGTGGATTGTATTCTGTCATTCTTTGATTGTAACAAAAGAAACCCCCTCTTGCGAGGGGGCTCTTTTTGGTTAGAGACTACTCAGCGTCTTCTGCTGCGTCCTCTTCAACCTCTGCGACGTCGTCCGACTCGTCATCGGCTGCTTCGTCAACTGCTGCAACCTCTTCGGCCTCTACGACCTCTTCGGTTTCCTCGACCTCTTCAACCGCGAGGGTCTCTTCGGCCTCTTCGATTTCGACCTCTGGGGTCTCGTCGATTTCTGACATGGTGGTTCCTTTCATAGGAGTGGCTATTGTACTACAATAAAATGGTAGCATAACTAGCAATCCTGATTCTGAAAGTTATTTTTCTTTACCGCAAGTGCACTGGTCGCCACACATTACTTAGTGGCCCCATTTACCTCGTAGGACGTGTTGGTGCTCTCGAAGAAGTTGACGAGTTGAAGAGTGTCGTTGGCGGTAGCCATCCACTTTGCAGGATTGCTGACGTTGTAGTGAGGCCCAAAGCCAAGTTCCTCGAGACGACGGTCCGCAATGTACTTGGTGTACATGCTGATATACTCGTGGTTGAGGCCGAGGATGCCGTTGGGGAGCATTGCCTTGTTGTATTCAACCTCCATGTCGACAGCGTCCAAAATCATCTGCTTAACTTCTTCAACAAACTCGTCGGTGACGATGTCGGGGTTCTCTTCGAGGACCGTGAGGATGAGGTTGATTCCGAACTTGAGGTGAAGAGATTCGTCGCGCACAATCCAGTCCACGAGGCTACCAAAGTTGCGGAGGAGATTGCGCTGGCGGAAACTCAGGGCAACCATGAAGCCCGTATAGAACCAGATACCTTCCATGATGACTGAGTACGCAATGAGGTTACGCAGGAAGTCCTGCTTGCCCTCGATGGTGGTGATGTCGAGACGCTCTTCAGTCATGCGCTGAATGTACTTGACCTCGAATGCTTCCTTGGCTGCGATTGCAGGGTGCTCGACATGCTGCGCATAGATGGTGTCGCGGTCGACGGGGAACGTCTCAAGGACATACTCAAACGACATGCAGTGGTTGGCTTCTTCCCACATCTGTTTCGCGAGGTAGAGGTGAGTCTCTGCTGCGTTCAGGTAAGGGTAAACACCAAAGGCAAGAGCCTTGTTGACGATGAGTTCCGAGGGGTTGAAGAACGACATGAGGAACGTAATTGCGTGTTGCTCTTCGTCCGTCATTTTTTTGAAGTCAGCGATGTCTTCGCCCAACTGAATCTCGTTGGGGAACCAAGTATTGGCTACTGCTTGGTTATAAAGGTCCATCGCCCACTGATATCGGATTGGTTTGAGA